CTGGCCGCGACCACGGTCGCCCCGGTCCGCACGCGCGTCGAGCCGTTCGCCCCTGGCAACCTCGTCGGTGCGCTCGCCGCCGGAGCCTCCCTGGTGTTCGGTGCCAGCCACCCCGGCCGCAACGACTCCGCCCGCTACCTGAAGTTCACCGTGTCCGGCACCGATGTGGCCGTGGCTGACGGTGTCCTCGCCCAGGTCGCGGCCGCTCGTGATGCCAACCTCAACGTGATCGACGACCTGACCATCACCTTCGGCAAGTCGACCGGCCGTCTGGCCGTCGGCCAGCCGGTGGCTACCCCGGCTGCCACGGCCCCGATCAGCGCCGCCCTCCTGCTGGAGTGCATTGTGCTGGTGAATGGCGTGCCCTTCGGGCGCATCAGCAACGCCAACAGCCCGAACCCTGGCGCGGGCCAGTGGGGCGCGGATGCCGACACCGACGCTGGCTTCACCATCGTCATCGGTGCTACCACTAGCGCGGGCCTGCTGAAGGTCGGCACGGAGATCGAGATCATCAAGCCCGACACCACCTACACCGCCCTGCTCGCCAAGCGGGACGACACCGGTCTGGTCCTCGGTACTGCCCTGTCCTCGGGGGTGATGGAGAGCCGCTACCTGGGCGCTCCGGTGAGCGTGACCGACCCCAACGGCCGCACCGCCTACCGGCTGGCGAGTTCGGACTTCCTGGCCGCCGACGTGGCTGCCGCTGCCCTGTTCAGCATCACCAAGTAAGCCCGACCGCAGGGCTTGCCCACGATGCCCTGCCGTCCTCCCGGGCGGCAGGGCGTCTTGCTTCTCAGGACACGCCATGGCGAAGCAGCCAGACTCCGACCTCTACCCCCACACTGCCCCCAAGCCGGGGCCTTGCGGAATTGATCCGACCACGGATTGTCGCGCGGTCGACGCCATGGCTGAGATGATCCGCATCTGCCGCCGCATCGAGGCCTCGATCGCGGAACTCCGCGAGCGCATGGCGAAGGGCGACATCGCCTTCGCCCTGAACGACCAGTGGAAGGAGTCGATGGAGAAGCGCGTGAAGGCCCTGGAGGACGCGCAGGAGAAGGCCGTCGAGGAGAAGGAAGGCGCGATGAAGGCCATCATCGCCACCGTCTTCCAGTGGGCGATCTTCTTGGTTGGCGTCGTCGGCGTGGCCGCTACGATCATCATCAACACGCGGGTGTCGTGAAGTACCTGCTGCCCATCCTGGTCCTGCTCGCCGTCGGTTGCAAGACTGAGCGCGAGACGGTGACGGAGGAGATCGAGACCCTCTCGTTCCCGCCGATCGTCGTCGACACGCCAGTCGGGCAGTTCACCGTCCAGCCCGCGAAGATGGTGCGGAAGCGCAAGATGCTGGAGACGGAGCAGGCGAAGGCGGGCATCGACATGGAGCAGGTGGCGACCGTCGCCGCCCCGTTGTCCAATGCCTTGCTGGCGACTGGCGTCGGCGGTGTCGCCACCTCGGTCGGCCTGTTCCTCTGGCAGCGGTACAAGGACCAGAAGTCCCAGGCGGCGATCAAGGCCGCATGCAATCACGCGGACCGCATGGAGGAGGCGGAGACGGACGAGGAGGTTGTCGCGGCGAAGGAACGCAGCGCCCGGGAGCAGGAGCGGCTCGGGGTTCACACCATCATCGAGAAGGCGCGCGCATGAGCTACAAGATCCCTGACCTCTCGACGGCGGACACGCCGGACGGCGCCGAACTGGTCGAACTCGTTCAGCGGTCCGAGAACAAGAAGCTGACGCTCGCCGCCCTGTGGGCGCCGGCCACGGCCTACGCCCACGGCGCTCCCCTGGAGGCGACCGACCTCGTGCTGGTCGAGCGCAACGGTGCGCGGAAGTACCTCACTGCTGCCGAACTCACCGCTGGGGCCGTCCCGGGCGGCGCCGCCGGCGGAGACCTCACGGGCACCTACCCGAACCCGACCCTCGACGAGGTCGTCACCGCGGCCACGACGGACGGCTCGGGCACCACCATTCCGGTCATCACCTTCGACGCCAAGGGCCGCATCACCAACGTGACCCGCGTCGACGTCGTGGCGACGGTGAGTGCCGAATCCCTGGTCTCGGCCGCTGCTGATCTCGACGAGGCGCAGGAGGCTGCGGTGCGCGGCTCCATTGGCGCGGCCGCGCAGGCGGACTTCGCCGCCCACACTGGGGCGGCCAACCCACACAGCGGGGCGCAGCCGCTGGCGGCCAACCTCACGGCCCTCGCGGCCGCCACGATCACTGCGCAGGGGTTGGCTGTCCTGGCGAACGACGGTCCCATCACCGCCGCTGGGGACGCCGCGGTGCTGGGGGAGGCCGTGCGAATCAGCTGGCGCCCTGTGTTCGCGTTGATCGGTACCCCCGTCGCGGACACCATGTTGTCGACGGACCATTTCATCCTGGTCTGGGGGGATCTAGCCACCAGCGACGTCACGATCACCCTCCAGGGACTCTCTGCGGCGGGGTCGGGGCGGCTGATCCGGATCATCAACTACGCCCCCGTCGATGTCATCGTCACCCCGTCGGGGGGTGAGCAGATCAACCGCGTGAGTGCCCCGATCATCCTCAAGCAGTTCCAGGCGGTGACGCTCATTGGAACTAGCATCTACGGCTGGAGTATCATCTAATGAGCAACCAACTCGGAACGGGGCGGTGGGATGACCTCCGCGTGATCGCTGCTGCCCGGCAGGGCGGTGGAACGGTTCCGACCATGGCCGTCTACCGCAACGGCATCTACCAGTGGTCGTTCAGCAATGCCACGCAGAACGAACTGCACGGCTCGATGCAGCTGCCGCACACATGGAAGACGGGGAGCAAGATTTACCCGCACATCCACTGGTCGCACAACATCGCGTCCCCGGGCGCGGGTGACGCAGTGTTCAAGCTGGGGTACAGCTGGTCCAGCCCGAACGTCGCCTTCCCGGCGTCGGCTACCATCAGCGCACAGTTCACCCCGGGCGGGGCCGCACAGTACGTTCACAAGCTGGCGGAACTCGGTGCGGACGGCATCGCCGGTACCGGACAGACGGTGAGCAGCGTGCTGCTGTTCCGCATCTACCGCGACGTGGCCGATGCGGCAGACACCTTCCCCGACCCGATCTTCCTCCACGAACTCGACTTCCACTTCCAGGCGCAGACCGCGTCTGGCACGGTGAATCGCAATACCTCCCCGTGATTGCGCGCGGGGCCAACCCCACTAGGGTAGCCATATGGACACCGTAGAGGCCCAGCACGCCGCCCCGAATCCCGTCGGTGTTCCCCAGGCGCAGGTGCAGAACACCGCGACCGTCGGCGGCAACCCGCGGCCAGTGGTGCTGGCCGAGGAATCGCTCGTCGCCAACTTCAACACGATGGTGAAGGTGGCGCCGTTCCTCCAGCAGTGGTACGAGCAGTTCGGCCTGGATCGCGCCTACGTCAACGAGAAGTGCCTGCACCAGGACGACAAGGACGCGGTCGTCACCAACTATATCCTCCGTAACCAGATCGTGCTGCTGGCGAACATGTACGCCCGCGATCCGGCGATCAGCTGGAAGCCGGGCGCCACGATCGGTGACATCCCGCCGCTGTTGCCCCAGTACGCGCGCACGCTCGAGATTTTCTGCAAGAAGATGAACGAGGAGATGGAACTGAAGCGCCTGCTGCGCGCGGGCATCCAGGAGACCTCGACGGTCGGCTGGCAGCCGTACAAGTTGTCGGTGCAGGAGGACTTCAAGCTGGACGCGCTCGGCACCCGCCGGCAGAACGACCAGCTGGACAACCTTGCCCGCTACCAGTGGCTCCAGAAGCGGTTCGCCTCCGGCCAGTTCACCGTCGACGACGCGCTGTACCAGGAGATGCAGGACTGCGAGAAGGTCGTGGTCCAGTACATGCAGCAGCAGATCGAGGCGGATCTGCTGAAGACCCCGCCGAACGACGTCCCGCAGATCGACCCGATGACCGGCCAGCCCGCGCTCGACCCGCTGACGGGCATGCCGATGACCCAGCAGGATCCCCAGGATCCGCGCCTCGCGCAGCTTCAGTCGCTCCAGCAGGGGCAGATGCCGCCCGGCATCGAGGCCCCCGAAATCGCGCGGTACATCGGCTTCAACCTCGGCCCGATCCAGCCGGAAGACTTCCGCTTCGACTGGACGGTCAACCACCCGCAGAACCTGTATCAGGGCAACTGGATCGCCCACCGCGTGTTCATGGACTACGACTCATTCGGGTCGAAGTTCGATGTGACCCCGGAGGAGATCGGCAACATCGTCCTCTACGGGCCGGACGGCCGCCAGATGTCCGCGGACAAGCGGTGGACCAAGGCCGGTCCGATCAGCGCCAGCTGGTACGATAGCGAAGGCCCGAGCGACCGCCGCACCATCGAGACCAATGCCAACATGGGCCGCTGCGCCGTGTGGGAGATGTGGCACAAGGGGCAGGGGCGCGTCTACGTCTGGGTCGAGGGCATGCCTCGGTTCCTGATGAACTACGTCCCGACGGCTGTCGGCCGCCGCTGGTACCCCTTCTACGTCCTCGGCTTCAACTTCGTCTCGGGCCGCGCGATCCCGCTGTCTGACACCATGCTGACGCGCCCGCTCCAGGAGGAGTTGAACCGGCGCCGCACGCTGGAGGCCGAGGCGCAGCAGTCGTCCTTCCCCCGCATCGTCGTGCCACGCGGCGCGATGACCGAGTCGGAGAAGGCGATGTACGAGAACTCGTCGCCCTATCAGGTGATCGAGATCAACGCCGCCGAAGATGTCCAGCGGGCGTTCGCGGAGACCAAGCCGCTGCCCTTCAACCCCGAACTCTACCGGCGCGACGAGACGCGCATGGAGATGGAGATCATGTCGGGTATCAGCCGCAACGCGGCTGGAACCGGGCAGGGCGACCTCGCCACCACGGCCGCCATCGCCAACGAGCAGATGGGCGTCCAGACCGACTACCGCCGCACGCTGCTGGAGGAGTTGATCTTCGACATCGACTACGACATCGCGTACATGGCGACCCAGGTGTTCCCCGAGGAGAACATCAAGCGGATCTGCGGCGAAGGCGCCTACTGGCCGATGTTGGAGCGCGAGACCTTCCTGCGCTACCTGAAGCTCGACGTCCGCGCTGGCTCGTCCGGTCGCCCCGACGTCGAGAAGAACCTCTCGGCCATGGAGAAGCTGGCCGCCATCGCCCCCGCACTCGGCCTGCCCCTCGACCCGGAGGCGATGCTGGAGGAGGTCATGTACGACCTCGGGAAGCCCGACTGGCGCCGCTTCCTGCTCACCCCGGAGAAGATGCTGGAGCGGCAGGCCATGGGCCTGCCTCCGAACCCGATGGCCGCGCCCGCCGCCCC